CAGAGGAAAGATAACTTTAGGATCAATAATAAGAACAGCAAACAGATTAAAAAATGCTAAAAATTTATCCAAAGAAGGTTTAAAACAAGAAGGATTTAATATATTAACAGGAGCAATTGGAAGAATCGGAAACACTTCGGATCAAGCATATGGTGTGCCGAATACATTCATAGGAAGAAGTGCTTCTAATTTAGGATCAGGAATTAAAGCGGCGACTAAAGCATTAATAAGGAACAGATAATGACAAATTTACCTAAAACAAACACAGATAGTAATGCACCTGTAAAAGAATTTTTTAACAATTATTTTAACGATACAATTTCTTTTCCAAGCAATGATGTTGACGCAGTCGTAGGTTATTTTGAGTCAAGAGGATTTGAAAGAACTGCTAGTATATCAACAGCCACAGTGATACTACAACAGGCTAAAATTGACGGAGTAAAAGTTTTTGAATTATTAGACACACTAAAAGGTATGGATAAAGTTCAATTGAGTTATATTGTCACAGAAATTTTAAACCACAATAGATCCAACACATCATCACTTGGATACAAAGTTAAAACTGAAAACAGCCTTTCAGAAAAACGCAACATAGTGGTATAATCCAATGGCGAAGTTCGCTCAAGGAAGATTTCAAATAAAAAATCCTGACAAGTATGTTGGTGGTCGAACACCTTTATACCGTAGCAGTTGGGAATTTGCTTTTATGAGATTCTGTGATGAAAGTCCTAGTATATCTAAATGGGCAAACGAATCAATACGTATTCCTTATAAACATCCACTCACAGGAAAATTTACAATATATGTGCCAGATTTTTTTATTGCTTACACAGATAAAAATGGAAGACCCCATGCAGAAGTGATTGAAATAAAACCAGAAAATCAAACATTGACTGAAAAGGTTGGCAAAAACAAATACAATCAAGCACAACTGATTATTAACAAAGCAAAATGGATGAGTGCTCAGATGTGGTGCAAGAATAAAGGATTCAGATTTAGAGTAATAAACGAAAAAGATATCTTCCATGGCACAAAATGAGTACGAAAAAAATAAGACAATGGGCGTGGGCCTTTATTAAAAACTTCCGTACATACATAGACGTTGGTGCTTTCAACGGAGACACATCTGCTCCATTTGTAAAAGATTTCAAAAGAGTGATAGCATTTGAACCCAGTCCTTTAACATTTCCACATATTCCAGATACAGTTGAAAAATACAATGTTGCTTTAGGCAATCAACACGAAATAAAAACACTTAAGGTTCCTGGTGGAACTGGAAATCCTGTTCATGGTAGTCTTGTAAGATATGGTAGAGGTGTCGTTGAACACGAAGTTTCTGTAAAATGTTTAGACGATTACAATTTTGAAGACGTAGATTTTATAAAAATAGATGTGGAATGGTATGAATTAAAAGTATGTCAAGGTGCAGAAAACACAATTAAAAAATATATGCCTACCATAATGTTCGAAAACAAACGCAATGAAGCAGACAACTGCAAAAAGTATTTAGAATCGCTTGGATATCAAATCAAAAAGTACAAGTCGGACACCATAGCCTACACTAAATAAAATTACATTTATGACCAAAAAATTAGAAGAACTACTCAACCTTCCAGAGTCGCAGGAAATATTGAAAGAAGAACAAGAGAAATCTAAGGCTGAAGACGAAAAAGCACAAAAGAAATCCCAAAGTATTGATCAGCAAAAAAGCACAATGAGAGATATTGCGGAGTTTGATAAGATTGCGGCGGCATTACCAAAAGTTGAAGGATTGGGAGAAATGGGTGATTCTGAATTAGATGATGTAGGCAACAGAGCAATCAGTGCCTATGAAGACTTAATGGATTTAGGCATGAATGTAGAAAGTAGATACTCTGCTCGTATATTTGAAGTGGCAGGCAATATGTTGAAGACCACACTTGATGCCAAAGTAGCAAAGATGGATAAAAAGTTGAAGATGGTTGATTTACAACTTAAAAAACAAAAACAAGACCAAAAAGCGGGCGATTCTGACACTAATGTGGTACAAGGCGAAGGATATGTGATATCAGACCGTAACAGTTTATTGGAAAAACTTAAAAAGATGGATAAATACAACAAAGCAGAAAAAGATGACAAAAATGACAAGTAAATTTGAAAAATATCTAGCAGAAAGCACAAAAACGTACCCATTTAAAATTGGGGTAGCGGGTGACTTGCCAGAAGGTTTTGCTGACACTTTAGAATCAGCACTAGCAAAATTTGTAGTTGTTAAAATGAGCAACGGTAAAAAAACTCCAATACAAAAAAGACCATTGGATTTTCCTGCTCTAGAAAACGAAAGAACAACATACTTTGAAACAGAATTACAATACCCAACAACAACACAAGTTCTACAACAATACATAAAAACATACACTAATCTTCCTGAAAGTCATATCATTGTGAGAAATCCAAATGAGCCTCAAGAAGAATATCAAGCAGAAAAAGATGATGCTCCATATGAAGCAAAATTAAATTCACCGTATGAAGACAGCAAAGACGAACACAAGTCAGCAGGCATGAGTAGAGTAATGGATTTATTAAAAGAATTAGAAAAAGAAAGAAAAGAAAGACCAGCACCAGACGCCGCAGGTGATATTAAAGCACCAAAAGATGGCGGAGCAACTGAAAACGCAGATGACAGCAAAAACAAAATGTCACCTATTTCAGGCAAGTCGAAAGGTAAATAATAACATGGACATAAGAGATTTTTTAACAAAAATAGATGCTATTCAAAATAAAGAGCAAATGAAAGAAGATGTAAAGAAAACACATCTTAAAGAAGCATCACAAGTGATGTTGTATGGAGATACTCCAGAAGACATGAATGCTATCGCACAAATTTTCAAAAATGCAGGAGTAACTCCTCCAGCACCAGTTGAAGGTCCAAAGCCAGAAGCAGAAGAAGTACCAGCAACTGAAGAAGTTCCAGGCAAGGCATCAACAACACCTAATCCTGAGTACAAAGACACACAGTACATGACAAAAGATTTATCAGGTGGTCCAAACAGAATTCAAAAAACTTATCCAAAAGTTGCAGGTGGAGATAATCCAATGGCACTCAAAACGGATGAAGAAATTGAATCTTCAATTAAAGAAGCACTAGTTCAAGCATACCAAGACTTCAAAAAAAAAGACTAGAACGTAGCCTTACAAAACCAGAAGAAAAAGCAAAAGAAAAGTACGTCAAAGGTATGAAAAAAGCCAAAGGCGATTTTAAAGACCGTTATGGTGACGATGCTGAGGCAGTGATGTATGCTACTGCTACCAAGATGGCAAAGAAAAACGCATAGTCAAAAAGCAATACACCACCAATTTTCAGCATAAGTATTATATATGAGCAATAAAAGTTTAGACGGTGTCCTTACCAAAAAAGCACACCAACGTGAAAGGTTTACAGAAGAACAGATAGCAGATTTAGTTGCCTGCTCAGATGAGAAAACTGGCTTCGAAGCATTTGCTAAAAAGTTTTTCTTTATACAACATCCTGTAAAAGGAAAATGTATATTTGAACCTTTTGCTTATCAAACAAGATTACTCCACAGTTATCACGATTATAGATTTAATATAAACATGCTACCTAGACAGAGTGGTAAAACAACTACTGCCGCTTGTTATCTATTATGGTATGCTATGTTTCATCCAGACCAAACAATATTAATTGCGGCGCACAAATACACAGGTGCTCAAGAGATAATGCAACGTATTAGATATGGATATGAACTTTGCCCTGACTATATTAGAGCAGGAGTAACAAACTACAACAAAGGTTCAATGGAATTTGAAAATGGTTCGCGTATCGTGTCAGCAACCACAACAGGTAACACAGGTAGAGGTATGTCTATTTCGCTTTTATACTGCGATGAGTTTGCGTTTGTTAATCCAGGAATAGCACAGGAGTTTTGGACTTCTATTTCACCAACACTGGCAACAGGTGGACGTGCAATTATAACTTCCACACCTAATTCTGATGAAGATGTATTTGCTACTATTTGGCGGGAAAGCCAAAATAAATTTGATGAACACGGCAACGAACAGGAATTAGGCATTAACGGTTTCCATGGTTACACTGCCGCTTGGGACGAACACCCTGATCGTGACGAAGAATGGAAGAAACAAGAACTTGGTCGTATAGGTGAAGAAAGATTTAGACGTGAGTACGGTTGTGAATTTTTAGTTTACGATGAAACATTGGTCAACAGTTTAGTATTAACAACTTTGGAAGGTGCAGATCCTGTTTTGAATATGGGACAAACACGTTGGTACAAAAAACTTGATCCACATGCCACTTACGTTGTAGCACTAGATCCAGCAATGGGCACCGGTGGAGACAATGCCGCGATCGAAGTATTCGAATTACCCACATACAAACAAGTAGCAGAATGGAAACACAATACCACACCTATTCCACAGCAAATTAGAATAATGCGTGACATCTGTAATTACATAAAAGAAGAAACAAAATCATCAGGCTCAAACATTTATTGGAGTGTTGAAAACAACACCATAGGAGAATCCGCATTGCTGGTTATAAATGATTTTGGAGAAGATTCTATACCTGGTCTATTTGTTTCTGAGCCAATTAGAAAAGGACACATACGAAAATTCAGAAAAGGATTTAATACCACACACAAAACAAAAATCACTGCTTGTTCAAGATTGAAAAATATGATTGAGAAAGAAAAATTAAAAATTTACAGCAAGCCGCTAATCAGTGAACTAAAAAGTTTCATTGCCGCAGGTTCATCATTTAAGGCTAAATCAGGTCAAACAGATGATTTAGTGAGTGCTACATTGTTAATAATGCGTATTATTAGTGTGCTTAAAGACTGGGATCCAAAAATATATACCTCTTTCAGCCAAGCAGATGAAGACACACAAGACAAGGTGATGCCAATGCCTATATTTGTTAGCCATTAACAGATAAATACACTATATGAACTTAAATGTTATAGCAAAAGACCTTTTCAACAAGATTAGAGGGCAATTTCCTCAGGTTACATTGGGTGATTCACAGGGTAAAGCAACCACTGAACCCACTGAAGCAAGGTTCTTTGACTTCGATTTCAAAGAGGGTGGAAACACCCTAGGAAAGGTAAGTATTAGCATAAGTGAAGAAGATGGCTTGGTTGTGATGCACAGCAAAGACTTTGTGGAACAGTCAGATGAGCCTTTGAAACACGGTTGGTATAATTTTTTAAAAGAATTAAGTTATTTTGCATTTACAGAAATACGTCAAAAATAATTCTTGACGATAAAAAGCAATTATTAGTATGCAAATATTAATATCCATTTCAAAAGATTTGTGTGGCATATTAGTTTTATG